TATGAACTACAAAGTCGTGCTTCTCTGATATTTTCTTTGGTTTTTCGACCTTGGAAATAGAAGCATTGATCTTCGGTTTCGCTGTGGTTCGCTTCTTTTTCCGATTCCAAAATGCCATAGCTTTTCTCCTTTCGCAAAATAAAGGGCTGTTTCCTCTAGCCTTAGGACATTTACCTTGCTGGCAATATCAGGCACCCTATTTGTCGCTCATCAGTGGAATGGGACCTCTTCCGGCCCTTCTTCCTCCGCATACTTCTCAGCAAACTCATCCTCTTCGATGGTGACATACATCGTCTTCAGATAAGCCTTAATACCGCTCTTACCGTTCACGTCCCAAGAATACGGCCGAATCGTCAAATCAACCTTCCGAATCTCCGCATAGTCCAAAGTGGAAATGGATTCATCATCCAACGGTGTTTTTGTCTTTCTGGTAATCATATACACCTTAGGCGGGATATTCTCGAAGCTGACTGCCACCTGAATATAATGTCTCGGCTCTTCATCCTCGTCTCTCGGAGCCAGCACTCTTACATTCCATCCATCATTGGAGAGTTTCTCCGCCTGTTCCGGATCTTCGATGATGACACAGAAGTTCCGGTTTCCAGCCCGATTGTATTTAGACTCTTCGCCTCGGAAGTTTCGAAAAATAATTCTTGCGTTTTCAATAATGATATTGGGTACATTTTTGTAAGCCATAATATACTTCTCCTCTTCTTTAATTAAATGGTATTTCCTCATCAGCGTCTTCTGGAATGTTCATAAAGTCCTCGAGTTTAGGTTTTGGAATATAAGGATCGTTGGATATGAACCATTCGAAGTCACCGTATTTGGATATGGTTTCCACTGCGTCGTCTACAAGCTTGTCATAATAGGAACGATCAATAGAATCCTCTTTGGAGAGTTCTTTAACCATTTCGGACTCCAACCACCGATAGCCCTTTGATCCGGTAGCTGCATAATATTTCCCATCTTTTTCCCGCATGAGCAAACCGCCGCCGGCTCCAGGCTTAATTGGACAGAACTGACCAACTCGTCCAATGAAAATATAATTGTGAGTCGCCTCGTCTTTTTTACAAAGCTCGCTGTATCTTGCTCCTATTTCTTCGTATGTATATCCGTATTT